CAATAGGCACTGCAGGCGTCTTCGTCTTCTTCAATGCACCTGCGACCGGTATTGCACCAACTAGGTTCTTTGCAACCGTTCCTGCCTTGGCAAGCTTGACTGCACTGGAACCTGGAGGTCCAGGTGACATCATGGTTCCTGCAACAAACTCTGGTGAGTCTGTGTCCACACCCATGCTGCTTGCAATCTTTTCTGAGGTCAGCGGAATTTTATCTGCAGCCTCTCTGACCGTCGATGACATCATTGCTCCAGGTTGTGACATCATTGCCATCTGGGCGAGATCACCTCCCATACCAAGAGATCCTGAAACCAGTGATTTGCCAATTGCTTTTGCAGACACGGCGCGAGGTTTGGTGACCTTCATCCGCCGGTATCGTTCCTGCTGCCTCTTTGCCATGTCAGATCACCAATTTTTGCAGGACCAGTACCTTGGTTTGGTACGCGGTCCAGGGTTGTCACAGTTATGACGCGCCCTGAAGTTTGCACGCGCTCCAGGGTTGCTCTTACGAATCCGCATGTTGCTGTCGCCAAATCTCACAATCTTGACGCGGCTGCCGTCTTTGACATAAACCTTGAATTTTTTTGACTCTCCAGGCGTGCGTATTGGCTTATTCAACGGCACTTTTTTGCCTTTGTACATTCCCATCAGCGCCCTATCTTTTTCTGAATGATTTTATGGGACTCTGTAAAGCTTTTGCCTGCACGCATCATCTTACGCATCTCTGCCATATGTTTTTTTGTGTGATGCTTTGCATGGCGTGACAGAGTTGCCTCTTGTCGTTTCGTCAGCTTCATCGTTTTTTCTTAGGACGTTTCGCAGTCTTCGCGCTGGCCTTGAAGGCAGCAGCCGTCGGAGCGCCCTTGCTTCCTACCTTTCGCATTCGCTCCGGAGTCTTTCCTGCAGCTTTCTGGCGTGCAATACGTTTTCTCTTTGCATGAATATTGGCATACAATCCGCGTTTTGCTGGCATATCAATTCCACATCATAGGTTCTTCAATTTCGTACCAATCTGGCTCCGGACCATCAACCTCACGCATGATGTCCTGCTCCATCTCCTGTTCCACCTTTTCATAATACTCGCTGCTACCAATCAAAGGCTCTGGCGCACTGGACCTGTGTAAATAATGCATACACTCACGCCACCCATACAGCAACGCGTCGGTCAAGTGATTGTCTAAATCATCACGCTCAATGTACCTTCCCTTTTCTTTTTCTTCAAGATTCCATTCTAACAAACTCAACTCATCACGCATCGCCTCTGTCGACGCCGTGTCCTCAATCAATAAACGCCCATTTTCAAAATCACTATTTATCAACTGAATGTGATCCAGTTTCCTCGACTTCTCGGCAGGCCAGACATTCAGCTCATACCGTCTATTCAACTCCTCAACAATCATCTTCCCTAGTCCACCACTGTCTGCGACGATCCTCACCGCTTCGTATCGGTCATTCAACTGGTGGATTTTCCGCGCAATATCTTCTGTCGTAAGTTCCGTAGCTTTTTCCGCATGGACCACATAAACGTCTGGAGATCCCTCACAAAATCCCAATACCACAAACGCGGTCGCGTCGACAAATCCCAGATCCACCCCGATAACATAATTCTCAATGAAGCCATCAAAGACCGGTTCTGTGTCATTTCGTTCTGGTCGGTAGGCGTAGACGAGGGTTTCTTCATCATGAATCCATTCTCCTAAATATTCCCTGCGAAACACTGGTGTTGACTCATCCCAGTTGTTTTCCTGTTTGCGCTGCTCCAGCCATTCCGCTGCCTTCGGCAAATGCGGATTGTCTAGCATGGTCCAGTGAAAACGCTCCCACGCCTGACCCTCATGGTCTATCTCAAATGCATAGCCTGATGCACTTGCACTCGGCGTGAAAAACGCACAAATCGTCCCATCATAATCCATCGTTGCCGGTTCCAAGATATCTGCCACCAATGTCCGGCAGACACTGGTCTTCATCGACTGTACCTCATCCAAAACCACTGAGCCGTACTTCGGACCCCTCAACTTCTGGATCTCCTCATAATCCGTTGCTCCTGCCAAAATGATCTGACTCCCATTCGACAAGGTCGCCGTCAAATCATTTGCCCGAAACTCCAATCCAAATCCAAACTCTACATCCATCTGATGCAGGGTCGTCCACAAGATCCTCCGCGCATTTTTCATCGACAACGTCACATAAGGAACCAAACTCCCAGGAAAACGCACTGCTGCATCCAACAATATCGCAGCCGCTAAATGCGTCTTGCCTGCTCTACGAGAACATCGGGCCAGCTTCTTCCGACGCGGATTTTTAAAAAAATCGAGCTGCCTATCAAATAAACTCGACTTCAATAATTCCGCTGCCTGCTCAAGCCTTTTTTCCTCTGCTTCCCTTGCCCTTTTTCGCGCTACTAGATTCTGAAGCAGCGCCCTTTGTTGAGGACTTAGATTCAGATCGTGAAGACGCTCCCTCCGCGTTCCGCGCTTCTTGTCTCTTATGTCGGGCCTCTTCTTCGGCTTTTCTGCGCTCATCTTCCTTCGTCCATTCCAACTCTGCTTCCATACTCAAAAAAGCAGCAATGTTCGTACTCGGCACACACACCTCAACCATCCGGCCCTTTAACCTCTCAGGCATTCCCCTGATCGTTAAAATCGAACCGTCAAAGTCCATGTCCAACTCATGGTTGTGATCCTTCCAGCTCAATCCCTCCACCGTGTTATAATGCGGTATGTGAACCGGCCTCAAAAATTGTACTCGACCAATCTTCATCTCACCTCCATCCTCTGTATGGGTTCCATGTAAAATTATTTTTTTTAAAAAAATTCAAGGCAGGCGTCCGCCAGCTTACCTCGCACTCGGCAGGTAAACCGCTCTCCCTCAATAACCGACGCGCCATGCCCATACGGCGGAAATTGAACTTTACAAAAATAAAATGCAAACACGCAGGGCGACCATCATTCACTGCCTCTGTGCAGATCCACCCAATGATATGATCCTCGTCGGCAGGGTCCGCTAATACTAACACTTGGGCCGACTCTAGGATTTTTTGGAGGAATGTGCGGTTTTGAGAGAGAAGGAGGCCATGGGGGGGCTTCAGGCGGATGGGGGGTCGTCCGACGTCGCTGGCAAAGATAGGGTACTGCAGGCCGCTGCGCAGCCAGGAATCAATGATCATGGCCTTGTCTGACTCACGCATCTGACGCAGCACCGGTTGGCTCTTGATGCTTTGTGCTAGGTCGCCTGCTGCATTATCTATTGCTGCCTGTTCCATGGCTGTCAATTATTGCAGT